CAAGGGGGGAGGGGTAGCGGAAAAACGGGCGGCCTCGCTGGGAACGGCATAGGTTATATTTCCTACATCCCCTCAACTCTCTACAGGTCAGGGGGATACCGGAAAAACGGGTGGGATATGTTCTGAAATCTGGCCCTAAAATACTATTATCGGGTACAAAACAGGGGTGCATAAAATATGCTGAACGATTTGGAAGTGATCTGTGGTAGAGTATAGATAGGCGAAAGCCTACCATCTTCTTTTCTCACCTGCGGCGGGCAGGGCTGGAGGAATACCCTGCCCTGACCGCGGGGCTTATAATGGGGACTAGAAACTGGGGGACCGCACCAGAGTTTCGCAATCGAAGCCGACAGCGGTGCGGTTGCCCTACCGCTTGTGTTGACAGCTGCGTTCCTACGTGGAGAGAGCAGCGGTGGGGCGATTTTGATACAAGGCGGTGAGGACATGCCGAGAGCGAAAAAAGCGTCTGGGGAGCCGAAAGCGGAGAAGCGGACGGGAGCGGGGGCGAAATATGAAACTGCGGAGGAACTGCAGGAAAAGCTGGACGCTTACTTTGCAGAATGTGCGGAGCGCGGCGATGTCCCCGAGGAATTTTCTCTTGGCGTGTACTTGGGTGTTTCACTCATGACGCTGGATAACTGGTACAATGGCCGCCGCTGCGAATACCTGCAGGAGACGATCCAGATGGCTTATATGCGGATGTCCGCCGCTGCTGTTCAGATGGCGTACCGGAATCCGAAAGCCCCGATGCCGATCTTTGCGCTGAAACAGAAGCGGTACGGCGGGTATCAGGACAAGGTGGAAGCCAATGCAGAAGTGAAAGTCAGTGTCCAGATGGGAAAGAACATGGAGGCGAGTGATTTCGCATGATGGAGTATTTGGCGTGTTTCCTGTTTGGTGCTGTGGTTGCCCTGACCGGGGTAAAGGTAGGCTCCTTCACAAATGGAGGGGAGCGGCAGGAAGCGGCGGCGAAGAAGAATCCGAACCCGCAGGCAGAAGATGACAGGGACGAGCAGCGCCGGTCCAAGGAGATCGACGAGGGCATCCAAAACCTGATGACATTTTCAGTCAATGGCAAAGATGGCTTTGATGTGGGGGTTCTGTAATGCAGACAGTTCAGTTTGTGTTCAATATGGCAATCAACCTGATGGACGCGCAGAACGAGTCCACCGGAGCTACGAACACAACAGACACACACGAATATGAGTTGCGTACACCGAACCTGCTGAACACGCTGTTAGACAAAGTGTATCCATACAGCAGCACATATCCGGACTTGGAAGATGGCTCTAAGGATCGGCCATCTCTGCCCAGCATCACATTTCTGACCGATACGCTGGACCTTGATGATTACATCTGCCGGGATGTGCTTCCCTATGCCTTGGCCGGGCTGCTTCTAAGTGAAGAGAACCCCACACAGGGGAACTTCTTCTGGCAGACATACCTGGAGAACCTGAACACGGCCAAAAGCCGTCTGCCGTCCTCCGGCATCGAGAGTGTAGAGGATGTGTACGGTGGAGGCGGTGGAGACAACTACCTTTCGCGCTGGGGCGGCATTGAATACGGGTGGTTCGGCCAATGGTAGTACATGGATGGTACACCTGCCCCAAATGCCATAAGGGTATCCAGAAGGTTACGGGAAACACGGTTCTGTATGGGACGCCGGTATACTGCCGCAAGTGCAGGCGGGAGTGGTGGCCCACAATCTTCATGGGGCAGGAGATCACCGGAAATTTGCCGGAGTTCAAAATGAAATAACAAGCTAGAGCGCAAGACGCCAGAGCTGGGAATGATCCCGGCTTTGGCGTCTTTTTTGTTTTTTCTGAACAAGACGCCCGAGACCACGGACGCTTGAAATACACGCCGCCAGACCAGGCGGGGAAAGAAGGAACCAATGGAAGAGAATACCACCGGTTTGGAGCAGGAAACCGAGACCACGGTTGACTCCTTCATGGATGGATTCGACGGGGCGGAGACTCTGGAAAGCCCGGCAGACCAGCCGGAAGAACAGGAGTCAGAGCATGAAGAAACACCTGCTGATGAAGAGCAAAAGGCGCCGGAAACACTTGCTGCTGGCAACGAAAACACTGACGCCAAACCGGGCGAAGCCGTTGAACCGGAGAAGCAGGAGGCACAGGAGGCCCAGGAACCGGAGACCACACCGAAAACCTGGACGCTGCGCCATTTAGGCGAGGACAAGACGGTCAACGAACAGGAACTGACGGCCCTTGCTCAAAAGGGCCTGGACTATGACCGGATTCACGGAAAGTATGAGGAATTCCGGCCTGTGATGGACCTGTTCAGCCAGTTTGCGAACAAGGCAGGCATGAACACCACGGACTATATTTCCCACATCCGCCAGGAGGCTAAGAGAGCCGAGGGCCTGAATGCAGAAGAGGCCAAAAGGGCTGTGGAGCTGGAGGACCGTGAGGCAACCGTAGCCGCCAAGGAAGCTGCCGAAGCAGAGAGGCAGAAGGAGCAGCGGGACGCCGAGGCCCAGAAGCAGTCCGCGGAGCAGCGCAGGATGGCGGATATTCAAGAGTTTCAAAAGACATTTCCGGATGCGGCAAAGGACCCGAAGGGAATTCCGAAAGAGGTATGGGACGGCGTGAAAAGCGGCCTTTCCCTGGTTGCCAGTTATGCCAGATGGCAGGTGGCACGGGCGAATGAGCAGGCCGCCAAGGCAGAACACAATGCTTCTGCCATCAAGCAGAACCAGAAAAATACGGAGCGGTCCACTGGCAGCATGAAGTCTGCCGGTGCGGACAACAAGAACAAGGACCCGTTCCTGGATGGCTGGGATTCCTGATTTCAGGGGCCTTCTCGCATCTGGTGAAAAGAAAGAGAGGGCCACATGGCAGTTAATTACACGATCAAATACGCAGACAAAATCGCAGAGAGATTTCACAAGGCATCCATCACGGACTCCGCCGCGGGCCACGAATATTCCTTTGTAGGAGCCAAGACCATCCGTGTCTACTCCGTGGATACTGTGCCGGAGACCGATTATAACCGGACTGCAGATGGCAACCGGTTCGGCACCCCGAAGAACCTGGGCGACACGATCCAGGAGATGACGATGAACAAGGCGCCTGCCTTTACATTTGTCATTGAGCCTCTGGATAACAGCGATCAGGCCATCGAGAAGTCGGCGGGAAAGTCCCTGCGGCGTCAGCTGGACGAGGTCACTATCCCCAACATGGACAAGTACCGGCTGAGAAAGTGGTGTGAGGGCGCCAACATCCAGTATCAGCCCTCCGCAGCGCCCACCAAGAGCACCATTGTGGAGTACATCATCGATGTCAACGCCCAGATGACGGACGCCTTTGTCCCGGTGGAGAACCGGACACTGTACATCCCCACGGAGTATTACAAGCTGCTGAAGCAGAACCCGGACTTCATCAATCTGGAGGGCCTGGGCACCAAGGCGCTGGCAAAAGGCGTTGTGGGTGAAGTGGACGGAACGAAAGTCGTCACCATCCCCAAGAGCTATCTGCCCTCCGGCGTGTACTTCCTAATCAAGTACAAGGGATCCAGTGTGGACCCCGTAAAGCTGCAGCAGTATGACGTGCTGCCCAAGGTGCAGGGCTATGCCGGCCCTGTGGTGCAGGGCGTCACCTACTACGACAGCTTCATCCTGGCGACCAAGGGCGACGGCGTGGCGGTGTGCGGCAGCAACGCGGCTGTTCTGTCGGCTCCCACACTGTCGATTGCTTCGCACAAGGTTACGATCACAGAACCAGGCAGCAATGTTTACAAGTACACGGTGGACGGGACCAACCCCCGGTACAGCTCGACTGCCGAGACCTATCCCTCCGGCGGCGTGACGCTGACTTCCGGCCAGGTCATGCGGTGCATCCAGATCAAGGACGGCTGCTGCGGCATGGAGGCCGATAAGGCATACGAGTAAGCAATATGGGCCCCCGCAAGGGGGCCTATTTCCCTAGTCATTCCCTGAAAGGTGAGCGCATGGCAAACAAGAAAGCACGAAACAACAGCGGAGCCGTCAATCTGGCTCTGGGAGATTTGAACCCAAAGCAGAAGCAGTTCTGTCAGGCGCGGTCTCGCTATGTTGGATACGGCGG